ATGACAAGACCAGTACGGGAGCTATAATCCAAGAGTTTTTTCTAATTCTTAATCTTCTCACATAGCAATTGTATATGATATAGAATTAAGTTGCGTACTCAACTCCACTAATTGAAAAAGTAAGACTAGCTGCTGGTTGAGAAATATAAATTTTAGAATTAGCAGGCAATACAAAGATGCCGTCATAAGCAACTGTTTCGTTTGGTGCTACCGTAAATGAACTAAGGATTGCGTTGTTGTTTGCTGATGCTGAGACCCCAGATAGAAGAACATGCACATTGCATGTCGCTGAGCTGCTAGTCACATTGCAAATATTCATATTTTTAACAATTGAATAACTACCTGTATTGCTTGATACCGTATATACATTAGCTCCGGTATCTGCTCCAAGATATAGAAGTTTTGGTGTTAAGTTTGCCATTTAAATCCCCATCCAAGCAATAATGCTTGTGTCATTTGTAACAGTATTCATATCCTGAATAACTGTAGCGTCAAGAACATGATCAATCGACTCACCTATTGTATGTTCTGATGCTGTTGTTCCATCATAACCCCTTTCAGATACAGTGAAAGTGTTTGATGATCTTGAGGAACAAAGAATTTTTTCTTCAAGAGCAGTTCCTCTACCGATTGATATTACAAAAGGATTGTTGTCTCCTGTTGGAAAAGAGGATCCATTTACACCGCTAAAAGAAGTCGCTGAGTTTGAAATATTAGCAGATAATGTTGTTCTCAATGCGTTTCCTACAAATTCTCTTCTAATCATAAAACCTCTTAGTTGATTGAAATGCTCAAATCTCCAGATGAAACTCTTAAAGTATCTCCAGATGCAAGCGACTTACTAGCGGCCAAGCCTCCATAAACAAGAATGTTTCCGCTTGTTAAAGCATCACATACTGCAATTCCAGTAACAACACAGGTTGGCATCGATGTGAAGTCAACATTCGTATTATTAGTGGCAGCACCAGATGAAGATGCACCAAAGGTAATTAATTTTCTTGCATAAGAACCACCAGTGACCTCTGTTCCAGAAGTGCTATCTGTTGGTGTTGTCGTATACAAAGCCAAGTAGACATCTGCTGGCATTGTGTAAGAGGTTGTTCCTAAAATATGATCAAGAACTTTATTTTCAAGATAATCACTTAGATTACCGGCCATACATTAATCCTCCTTGGAATTAAGATATTCTTCAATTTCAAATTGATTAGCTCTTCTAAAGTTTTCAAGTGTTAAAAGAAAAGCAAAATCTTCGTCTGATACTTCTTGAATTGGATTTTCTCTTGTAAAAAAGAGATTTTGAGAGCTATAGCCAGCACCAGACTCAAATACAATTAAATTAATTTCAATTGAATTCTTTGTTGCTTTTGCCTCAGTAGAATTTTCTGCATTAACCTTTGGTTTTGCAGGGGCTTTTTTTGCAGCAGCCTTCTTAGCAGGCTTTGCTTCTTCTCCCATTGTTGATTTTGATGTAACGATGTTGTCAGTCATAACTAATACAATACCATACTTATCTGTATAATGCGAAAGGGAGGGGATATTTCACCCCTCCCAATCACAAATTTTTTAATTACTAATTACAGTGAACGAAGCTTAACATTCTTACCGATTACATATGAATCAGCATTTTCAATGTTGCTTGCAACTCTCATGTACTGGGTGTACTCGATTGTGTCGGTCTTTGGCTTGAACTGACGATAAACAGTAATGTCACGGTGGATACCGATAACACGGTTGTTCGGGAATGTCAACTCAATATGACCATGAGAACCGCTTGTGCCTGAGTAATCTCCTGCAGCAGCTTCTGGCATGAGTGGAACTTCAATAAGTGGAATACCGAATGGGGAGATGCCTGTTGAACCGGCACCGCCATTACCACGCATTGAACCCTGAAGGAATGCCATATCACCAACGGTAGATGCTGGTGATGGTGCGCCTGCTGTTGCAGCTGTTGCTGAGTTAGGATTACCAAGTGAGTAAATCGTGTCTTGCACAACACCTGAACCGGTGAAGAACCTCAACTCATTTCTGCGCTGGAGATACTTCGTTGGAAGGTTGCGGAGGATACGGTCATATGTTGCGCGGGAAACTTGCGTTCCTGCCTCATCGACTGTACGACCATTAGCTCTTGCAAGCTTAATAAAACCATCAAGTGCCTTGATAAGACCATTGTTTGAAGATGTATTTCCGTTGATGAACAAATCGTCAAGGTCGTTGGCTGTTTGACGAGCCATGATCTGTGCGATGTGATCTTCAAGAGAAGCACCTTCAATGTTGTCTTCAAGAGACTCTGTTGATACTGCCCAGTCAAGACGGAGCTTAACTGTGCTCAGCGAAACTTTGCTGAATGTAACGGCTGCATTTGCACCGTCATCTGTTGCCTCGGTTGCCTTGGAAAGCAAGCGAGTGCCAACGGAAACCTTATCGATTTCCATTTGTGGTGTACGCATGCGAACGACTCTTGCGTTCTGCATGAGGACAGACTGATCAATAACGAAGTCAAGGAAACGATTTGACTGAGCTGGTTTCATTAAACCACCAGAATCGTTGCCAACAACACCCGTTGTTACTTCATCAGCTTTTGAAAGAATTTCTTCTTGTGATGCCATATATTTTTTCCTCCTACTTATGACTTATAACCAAGTGCGTTGATAACGCCCTGTGGCAGATAAACATTGTTCCAGATAGACTCGGACTTGGTGATTGTTTCATCCTCATCCTGTTCTTCCGGGTCAACGCTCTTTTTGATAGCACCAGCGTTAGCGAATTTACTAACCTGCTCTTCTGTCTCCAAAAGTGCCTTTTCTGCTGCTTCTAATTTTTCTTGAAGCTCAACTGTGTTTGCTTCAAAACCCTTTGTGATGGTGTCGATTTTTTCTTGAACCGATGCTTCGATCTCTTCTTTAATTGAAGTAGCGAAGGTATCCAGTTTTTCGTCAACCACAGCACCGAGAGCTTCTTTAAGGATTGCAATATCCATTTCTTCCTCCTGTGTGTTTTCAGTTACTTCAACTTGTGTTGAAGCATTCTCTTGAACATCTGGAACAAGCCAATTTACAAGTCGCTTAAGAAGCGAAAGTCTATTAATTTCTTGTTCATTCATGCTTAAGACCATATCATAGTTTACATCATTCTGCAATGTTTCATCTTGCGTTTTAATGATTTCTACGAGTTCTTCAATTTTATATGAACTCATTTCTTTTTTCTCCTTTTTCTTTTTTGGTATTGTAGGTGTAATATATCTATTACCCTGTGTTGGATTTTTAATTCCAGAACCCATTCCGGAAGAAGTTACCTCTCCTTCCTTTTCCATTTCAACATGGACAGACTTCTCTTTTGTATTCTGATATCTTTCAAGAAGCCTTCTACCCTTTGCTGCTAATTCAGCAGCATCTTGCATGTTTTGAGGTACAGGCTCACCCCAAGCAGCGGCTGAAAGCGCTAAACGAGTTGGATCTCCGTTTGGTTTCTTCATTGGTCCAGATGGATTAGTGAAGAATCTTGTTAAGAAAGAACCTTTACGGCGCATTTTTTCAGGAGTATCTGCGGCACCTTTAACTCCGGGTTTCAGGTTTGCGCCTTCTGTTTGTTTAAAGTGAGCACGACCAGCAGCAGTAAGACCACCTTTTGGATCTTTCAATGGAGCTTTTGCTTTTTCAAAATTAATATCTTCAAGGGTATCTAAAATGTAATCGAGATTACCATCTGTATCCATTTTGATAATATCAACAATTGCTAAAGCGTTTGCCGGATTATCAACAAGACTAAGTTCACCTAATGTATATTTTTTAATAACATTTACAGGGCGACCTCTAAACATCTTCTCTGTAGACTCTGCCTTCTCCATGATTTTACCGCCAATAGAAAAAGCTTTAAGGGTTCCATCAAGAACCTTTTCCCATGTATCCTGAGCACCTTTTGAAATGTAAGCACTTACCTTGATGGCCTTATATTTCTCGCCATCTTCCGATGTAATCTCAATTGGTTCATAACTAATAGCTTTACCGACAGCGATTGGGTGGTGCATTTCACGGATATTTCCACCCCAGTTTTTAAATGCCTCTAAGGATGCGTTGAACTCAACAACATCCCCAGACTTATCAATATTATCAGCGGTTGCAATACCGCTTACGATTCTTTCCTCTTTCTTGATCATATCAATAGGGAAAGATAAATTAAAATTTTCCATAAAGACCTCGCAATCTAAAATTATACACTATATGTTATATATTTAACCAAAAGCCATAACAGCAATTGTTACACCAGCTGTGATAACTTGAAATTTTGTATAATCTCCGTAAAGCTCAACATAACCAGCATTGCCTTCAGCAGTAGATGGAATTAAAACTCTTAATGGTCCACCATTAACTTCAACAACAGCATCTGTTGCATTACTTGCATTATAAAATTTAATAGAAGATGTGTGTCTTCCAATACTTACCACACTGTCAGCGCTAGTAACGCTAGTGTCTGAATAAACCAAAGTTTGCTCACTCATTGTTTTCTCCTTCGAATACTTTTACAGTATCCACATTGTCACCAGAGTCTTGACTCTGGCCTCTTTCTTTTTGATCTCCAGAACCCTGAACACCGTTTGGCGTAGCGCCGCTATCAGATCGTGATTGCGGAGGGTTTGCGGCAGCACCATTTGAATTACCAAATGGAGCACCAGCAGACTCTTCTTTCTTAATCTTTGTTGGGAAAGGAAGCATGTCATCACCATCAGACTTTTCTGGGAGACCGATTTTAGCTCTGACTTCATTTGGACTAATAACCTCAGTTCTGAGATATCTATCGTGAATTCTTGATTCCATATCTTCATCAAGAAGGTCAATCTTCTTTAGCTTAAACTGGAGAAGGTCTGTAAATTCAGAAAGAAGTCTATTAATCTTCTTCTCGATAACAGCTTGATCTGGTCCAATAACCTGAATCTTAAATGTTTTATCTGCATCTCTTGAAACAGCCAAGTTTGCATTGTCATAGACACCAACTTTTGGAGCAGGAACTCTGTTTGCAATCAAGATTTCATCACGGTTTGATTTACGATACTTATCGAACGAAGCATCTTGCACACCAGCTTCAAGTTTTTCAAATTTAATATCAGAGTCGCTACCAATTCCAGCAGGAAGGGGGACAACCAATGTTCCGTGATTCTTGCCCTTAATCTCGTTTCTAAAATAGTTAACAAGTTCCATTTTTGACTTGTTGCTAAGTTTTGCGCCTTTCAGAATGATTGCGTATCTTGGAATTGCTTTATTCTCAAAGTAATCAATATTGTATTCTTTTGCGAACTTATCGCCAACAATAGCGGCAGCAGCTGAAATTGCTGCAGGAATTCCGTAGTAAGTGCTGTTTGGTGAATATATTTTAAAGTGAATAATTTCGTTTGGGCTTGGATCAGCATTGATTGGGTCATCCATTTCTAAATCTTGGAAGTTTCTAAAGAACACTGCTTGAATCTTATTAGCTCTTGACAACTGAACATAGCCATCACGCTTTCTTCTCACTCTAATCATTGTTGCTGGAATATGACCGATATAGCCGACCTTGCCAGCATTGTTTCGACCAACCTCAAGGTAGCCGTTTCCAACAGTTAAACAATCTTGCCAAACACGAACAAGTGTTTCAATTAAAGTTTCTTCAACATTGAAGTCTTCAAACAGTTGCTCAAGCTCTTCCCTTGTATCTTGAAGATTTCTACGAACTCTTTCAAGTTTCGCCTTGTCATCTTGTGCTTTTTCAATTCTTCTTCTTGACTTCAATGTTTCTACAAACTCAAAGCCAAGCCCAACGGTGTTCATAACTCTTGCATTAATAGCAGCATTGTGAATTGCACTCTGGTCGTAAAGTCTTGCCAAGTTATCAAGATCGTAAGGAGGATTTACAATATCCCAAAGTGAGTAGCCATTAACAACCTCTGGGTCCAAGTACTTAGACTTTGTTCCATCCTCGCCCTCATGTCTCTTTTTCAGAGAAATAGCTTTTCTCTTCATTTTTGGAGGAAGAGAATCTATTTTAATAACGGAAAATGGGTCAACACTTTCTTCGTAGGAATCTGAAGAGATGTAAGCAATGTCCTCGATTTCAACATCAGAAGACAATTCGTTTTCAACATGAACCATTCTATTATCGTTCATTTAACCCTCTGATGAGAGAAGTAGGCATCAAGGATGTCTTCATAAGGATCTGCGACCAGACCGTTAGAGAGTCTTTCTGCTTGATCGTCTTTTTCTGATGCAGAGATTTTTCTTGCACCAGCAACCCAACTCACCTTTCCGACATCACTGCCTGTCCAATATCTAGCAGCCTCTGCAACTTTTTTCTCAATCACAGGATCATTCATTAAACCTTCGGCACAAAGAACACCATCTCCATCTGATAGTGGAAGACCATCTTCCATTATCCAAAGGCAGACACCATAAGATCTCTCTGGCACCCAGATATTTTTACTTTTAATCATATCAGAAGTCATTTCAGTACAATTCTACATTACTTTCTTTATTTTATCTACACTAATTGGTAAAAAAGATTAGATATTATCTTTAATCAACTTAATTTCACACGCATCTGTTGTGCAATATGCTTCTCCAACAGCATCAGCTGCCATTCCTGCATAAACACCAGCAAAATCGATTGGGAAAAGGTCTAATGTTTCCTTAATGTATTCACCTTCTGTTATTTGCGTGTATGGCATTTGAGGATATGTGAAGTTTCCAGAAGGTAAGAAGGAAACAGTTTTCAACTGACCGTCATACATATGCAGAACCGTTCCGATATGCTTTTGCTCAGTTTCTGAATCAAAAGAAATTGTTACAGAGACAGAGTTGTCTGACCAGTAACGCTGTGCAACAGAAGCGATAGCCATCTTTTCAAAAATGGTCACATCTTTTTCCGCTCTTTCAGAATCAGACTGAATTGGGAAGAAAACAACAGAGGTTGTTTCTGGAGATTCAGATGCAGGTTCAACTCTATAGTTTGCCATCTTGAACAGAGGAAGCATTGGGTCATCATTTCCAAAACGAATTGCACGAAGGAAGTATTTTCCTCCTGGTGTCCAGTGAACTCCTGGTGATTCGCCGGCGAGGATTGATACTGTTCCAGA